CTCCATCCCTTACATCATGTTTATTGCTAACAAGATTGGACAACAAGTAAAGAATGATACAACTACCCAAGCAGTGGAGCCAAGTAACGCTTGAGCAGTACATTGAATTTAATAAGATAGACAAAGACCAGGGAGCCTACTACTACAATAGTGAGGCTCTCTCTATTTTAGCCGATGAACCTATCGAGGTTATTGAAGACCTTGATGTGGATGAGATGAGGGAACTTATCCAAGAAAATAAGTGGTGCCTATCTGAGCCATCCAAGATGTATAAGCATGAGGTGCTTGGAATGAAGTTCAAACCATTCAACAAGCTAACCTTGTATGAGTTCATTGACCTAGACTATTATTTTGTTAATGACTACATTGGCAACATGGCTAACATCTGTGCTATCTGCTACCGGCAAACTAGAATAAATGAGTGGAATGATGAAGTGCTTGAGCCGTATGAATTTGATTGCACAATCAGAGCTGAGAAGTTCCTTGACCTACCTATCACTGATGTGTATGGTATCCTACAGGAGTTCATTAAGTACAGGGATACATTTCTTAAGAACTATGAGAACCTGTTTAGCGGTGAACTTGATGAGGATCTAACTGATGAGGAACGCAGAGAGATGGACCCCGAAGAGATTAAAGAAATTGAAAAAGAAAAGAGTCAGGCTAAATGGTCATGGGAGCAGACCATCTACGGGCTTACCAAAGGTGATATTACAAAGAGTGAAAAGGTAGGAGCACTACCTCTCATCTATGTGTTTAATACCTTAGCTATGAAAAAAGAACTAGACATCTAACGGGAACCCAGGTGTAAATCCTGCAGGAGGGTCCACCGCTTCAAATGTGTACACAATTTTTTGTTGATTTTCAAGGACCTCAACAGCTTGTACCAATGGATACTTTTGAGTAAGCCATTCAGTGTACTGACTATATATTTCAGCAGTGATCCCTGCAGCGTTTAGCTCATCCGTAAATTGTGCAACGAAATCCCTAGGAGTAATTACCCCACCATTCCAAAGAAACGCCCCATTGTTTAGGAAGATAAAGTAATACATGGCCACTATTTGTATCTCCAACTTTTGGAAGCCTGTTATCTTGGCATTGATACGGATACTTTCAACAAGTGTACCCTCACCATCTACAACATCATTTCTAATAATTCTTTTTAAGATGTTAGCCATTCTCCTACGTGTAGGATAAAGCACATTAAACTCACCTGTATTTGCGTATCTAGCCATTGATTAATTCTTTATATATATCCATTGTATCATCAACTAGAATGATACCCTTATCCGTTTCAACGTGAAGCTGTGTATCACTCACCACTTCAATGGGGCCTGTGATTGTGTACTCTATTTCGTTAATACTAAACATATGCAAATACTTTGAATAGATTTATGTTAGCAATCTCAGAAGTACTTTGTGCCTGCATCGTAAATAGTACCCAGTTATTAACTGTCCTATTGAATGCAACAGATAGAGCAGTACCTGTAGTATATTCTGAATAAGCTGCGTTTGAATAGCTTGTTAAATTAGTACCATCATAGCTGAAGTTTCTTTCTACATATCCAAGGAATTGAGTACCTCCTCCATTCATTTGAAAGATAGTATTGAATAAACTAGCACCTGTTAAGCTATTGCTAGTATTAAAGTATATCCTCCCGTACATCTGCCCAGTGTTACCACTTACTCTATTCATCCTGAATACTAACTGCAGGATGCTATTGGTAGTTAATGTATTGGCAGGTATCAGTAATGAATGACATATGGTTACTGCATTGCTAGTAGTGTTAGTACCATTGATACCACTAAAACCAAGCAGCCTTGGGCCGATGTTTAAGTTACCACTACCTAGCAGTGAGTTGTTGTTCACCGTCTTGATGTTAGTACCTGATACCAATGCATCTTGCTTGCTATTGAATGTACTCCAATTAGCACTGCTCAATGCACCCCTATTGGTAGCTGATGCTGTAGGTATATTAAACTCATGATTGCTACCACTAGATACCACGTTGAAGTCAGTACCTGTAGTTCCTGTGCTAATGGTCTGAACATCCGCACTCAATCCATTCAATGCAGTCATGCCTGTACCTGCTATGATACCTGCTTGTTGAGTTACGGTAAAGATAGCAGATGCTGTTGCAGGAGGAGGGCTACCTGCAGGGTAGTATTCCATGGTAACATCCAAGCTAGTTGCACTCCAATATAGCTCGTAGAAATCACCACCTACTGCATCAAGTAAATAGTTCCATGATGTAATGACATGACCTGGACCACCACCATGTGAAGATACTACAGCTACAAAGCCTGCACTACCATCTACATCAACCCCATTTTTTCTTAACCAAATTGTAACATCATGAGTCTTAACATCTATGTTTTGATATTGAAAAGAGAATTGAAGATTATATATTCCTGTATTAGCTATGGTTATTTCAGTATCATTCACAACAGTTACCCCATTGCTGTAGTCCATGGTCCTGAACTTAGTAGGTTGCCCTGCATTGACTGCAACTAATGGCTGTGTGATATCATCCTGGTATTGTGCATAGTAACCTACTGCACCACCACCACTAGCCCCATCAATAATCTGCTGACCGGTGATAACTGTATTCACAGGCAAGCCACCCACTATCATGGTACATTCTAGTAAGTCAGTAGGCTTTAGGTTTCCTGTGTGAGGTGTGAGGTTTGGCCTCCAATCACCCCACCATAATGGTGAACTCATACCTATATTATTTTAACCTCCTGAAATGTTTAATCTTGAAAAACATAAAGAGTTAAATTACCCCCAGGACATAAAGAGTTGTACACTGAGGTAGGCATATCACATCGAATTCTGCCATCTCCGTTATCGTAATAAGTTCCGTAGTCTAAGAAACAATAACATGTTGATGGATTAGCACACCCAACAGGCAATGGTGATGGTGCAGGAGTATTGAATAGATTAACTATATCAATTAAATTTACTTCACCACCTTGTGAATAACAAGTATGTACTGTGTTACCATTGCAGTCAAAGTCTATAGAATTGTAAAGACTTCCATCTATATCAATAACCTGAGAATATACTGATATAAAAGCTTGCTGAGTTATCAATGGCACAGCACAATCAGTCCAATCATTCACGGTAAGTGTGATGTTCATGACATAGCCAGCAGCATAGTCAAGCAAGTCATTGTTGAGAGCTTGGAAGATAGGTGTGCCAATCACATCAAATGCGTAGTCATTGCCATCCATGTAGTAGACATATAGATCATTAAGTATCTGCTGTGTATCACTCAAGATAGTTATGATGTTAGCCCTATCCTTTTGGATGATGTCAAAGCAGTAGATGTCAAAGTTAAACTCTGAAGTGTTCTCAGTTGGTGTAACGCTTACAGGAACCACAAATACAATCGGATATTTCTCATCCTGAGTAGCGAAGTTGTAGAGTTGTTCCTTGAAGTCACTGCCTACTTTCTTAACCTGTAAATGGTTATTGTAGAACAGCTCGATGTGGTCAATGATTGCTTGTAGTGAGTTCATTATAATTCAGCGTTTTTGTTAATCTTGTTTATCTTGTTCTGTACGTTGGTCACCTGGCTTTCAGATACGATAGTTGTCACAGTCATCGAGCTTTCATTGGTAGTACCACCTGCACTCATGACATTCCCTGTGTTAGCTGAACCAAATAGTTGTGCAGCTTGAGGTACTTGCTGTGCTACATTAGCACCACCACCTGAAGCCTCAGTGCTTGTGCCTCCACCTCCTGCAGATGGTGCACCTCCCGATGTTAATATCTGCTTAGCCTTAGCAACATTGGTAGCAATCTGAATGATACCACTAGCAAACTGAGCAATACCTGCTGCACCTGCTGTCACTGAGTTGAATGGGTTAGCTTGTGATGCAGCAACCAATGAAGAGATAGCCTTGGCAGTATCAATACCTATCTGAATCAATGCGTTTGCCTTATTGAATTTCTCTAGTTTCTTTTGGTCCTTGATGAATGCACTACCTACCTCATTAATACCATTCGCAATATCGGATGCAAGTTGAAGCTTAGCCTCTCTCTCTTTCTTAGCGTTCTCAATCTTCTCAAGAGTGTACTTGGTCTCTATCTCTTTTTTATCCGCTTCAAACTTTTCAGTGAGCTGTAGCTGTGCCGCTGCATTGTCACCTATTATCTTTCTATCTTCTGCAAGTTTCTCCTCAAGAGCTCTAATATCTTTCTCTTGTTGGGTAGCGTTCAGGTTGAATATTAGATCCTGTGCTTGCTTGAGTGCCTGGGCTTTTTTCTCAGCCTCTTCTTTTATTTTCTTATCAGCCTCCTCTTGTTTTTTAGTAGCCTCATCTGCATATTTTTGGTCAATGGCTGCCTTATCTTTTCCAAGTTGCACAAGTAGTAGCTTCTCAAGTTCAGCATTACCCTCTGCAATCTCCATCTGCTTGTCAAACTCCTCAGTAAGTTTCTGCTTTTCATACTCAGCCTGTGACATAGTCAGCTTGTTCATGAGGTCAAACTGTGCATCTTCTTTCTTTATCCTATCCTCATTCTCTTTCTTAGCAATTGCTGCAAGTCTTTCTGCCTCTTTCTCTGCATCCTTGATACGTTGGTCACTTTGCTTTTTATTGCTCGCAGTTTTTTTCTTACTACCCTCTACGTTTATCTCATTGGACTTTTCTAATTCAAGGGCTGTCTTGAGTGCTTGCTTAGCTTCATCCTGGTACATCTTAGACAGAGCACCCTGTCTTTTTTGCTGAGCTTTTACTCCCTTTTCCTGTCTCTTTTCTAGCGAGTCTGATGAACTTCCTAATGCTTTGTCAGTAGCTTGAAATACTCCAGTTAAATTATCACTTAAATTTAATGCATCTAAAACACCGTCACGAGTTTTCTGCCTCCATACTTCAATCTTATCTATTGCTGTGGTTTGGTCCTTGGTCTTAGCAAGGATAGCCTTAGCATCTGCCTCTGCTGCTTTCTTAGCAAAGACCTCAGCTCGAGCTCTTGCCATGGTAGCCTGGATGTATGCATCAGTCTTAGCCACATACAAAGCCTCAGCCTCAGCTAATGTAGTTGCTGCACCAAATGTATCACCTAGCTTTTCGTTATAGGTAGCAAGTGCCTCCTCCTTAGATATCACTCCCTCCTTAGCTAACTCGAATGCAGTACCTACCTCATTGGTAGCCATTACTACATCAACAGTGCTTTTCTCAACTGCTTTGTTAGCTTCATCATTAGCCTCCTGCATGGCAACATACTCCTCACTCTGAGCAGCAGTAATACCCATGGCCTCACCAAATTGCTTGATGACTTCAATCAATGCATCGAATGCAATACCTGCTGCCTCGGTTGCTTGGTCAAGATAGCCTAGCTTATCCGCTAACATAACCGTGATGGCAATGACTCCTGCAATCACTGCTGCAATCAGGTAGATTGGGTTAGCTAGTAAGGTCTGACCTAATGACATGAACGCTTTACCGATTGAACCTATTGTACTTGTCAATCCTTTGAACGCCTTGCTTATATCATCAGGCTTTATGTTAGCCATGTTCTTAGCAAAAAGTGCAGCTTTCTCTGAGGCACCCTCAAAGTCAAGACTCATTAAGTCATTCTTGATAGCACCGAAGCTGTTACCTATTGCCTCAAACTTAGAGCCTGTTGCAAAGATTGCTACCTGCTCATTAGCATCCTTGATTTGGTCCTTAAGTTTACCTGCTTGCTGTGCAAGTTCAGCCATTGTATCAGCATCACCTGCATTAGCTATCTGACCTTGTAAGTCTCTGAGCTCTGCTTTGATGGCAGCAATGCCGCCGAGCTTTAATGGTATCTCTACTTCATTCATGTTATGGCTTGTAATATCTTATTTCAATAGTAGTGTTAATTAGGTAGTCATCTACAAAGCCTACCCCTATCTGTGTGGTATATACATCTATAGTATTATTTGATGGCGTGTACTGAGCACTGACCACCCCGTCAAATGTTACGTTGTTAATCATTACCGTTAGCTCACTGCCTAGGATGGTTCCTATCTCCCAATTCTGTATGATGCCTAAATACTCTCCTGGGTTATTCCGTACCCATAGTATCTCTCCAAAGCTACCCTCTTTTACATCGGCAGTAGGGTCATTAGTTCCTATTTGGTTTAACACTGCTGTGTACTTATAATAAGGAGGATCTACAGGGATGCCATTCATTCGACCACGTACCACTAAGTTGTCAGTGACTATACCATCATCCTCAACGCTGTAGCCCTCAGTTGCCACCATGACTCTGAGTCCACCCGGTACAATGTTACCCCTGTTCACTACTTCCCCAATCATGCCGCCACCTGTGAGCACATTGCTGTTCATGCTCTTGGTCTTGACAATGGTAGTGTTAGCTACTTGCTGAATGGCTGATATGTTAGGAAGCCCTACACCTGGTGTTGTTCCTGCCACACCCCAAGGGTTTACGAATGGCATGAAGTTCACCTCGTTATCTACACTGATAAGCTCTACCTGTGTGAGCTGATTGCCATTGGCATTGTAGTCAATAACCTTGTTGATGTTCCACCAACTATTGTCAATCCTAATCTTATCATTGAGCTCCAATGCTTGGATGTCATACTCTTTCAGATTGAAGTAAGCGGTCAACATCTTACCGTTGTTAATCTGCCCCATGGTACGCCTCCAATACCTGTTGTATAGATTGTTATCGGTTAGGCTTAAAGGTGAGTAGTAGTAGAATGCACAGGTCGCAAAGTTGATGTCAAAGGTTGGAGTCAATGGGTTATCAAAGTGACCAACATACGGGTAAGTGGTTACCCCTGTCATACCCGTTGTACCATAGTCATAGATGTGGTAAGGTGAACAGGTACTCAATCCGATATCTGCTGTGCTATCGTACAAGATACGCACGTTAGTCTTAGGTGCCTGTCCTGCAATCATACCAACGTATGCACCAAATGGTGTCTTGATGATTGGAGTAGGTCCAAAGAGTACAGCTTGTGTAGTGATGTCCTTGACATACTCGTTATCAAATACCACCTCTGCCTGTCCATAGATTTGATTGGTAGCTGTGCTGTAGGTAGCATTAGCACTATCCGTATCGGGGCTATATGTTAGAATAACTTTCTTACTCGTTAGCTCAGGCAGGAAAGACAATGACTGCTCTCTATCCTTAGCAAGCTTCAATGTCCAATCTACTTCCTTACCTGCATCGTAGTAGTCATCCCTGTGTACCAGGTTAAGCAGGTTAGGCTGTGACTTATCTACTTCAGCATACAGGTTGAACATGTTGAAGATAGCCTTGATGTAGTCACTCTGCTTTATCTTCTGAGGTATGTAGTCATTCACATCAATGGTACCACCAATGGCTGTGATGTTACTGCTAGGAGTGATAGTCACATTAATGCTTGTGACTACAGCTTGCACCTTAATCTGACCGGATGCACACACTGGTCCTGATGCTGAGCCTGTCCTCCACATTGGGAAGTTAGCTCCTGTCACAGGTGTTGCTATCCTTGGGACCTTGATAGCTATCCTACCTTGAGATAACTGCGGTAAGTTCTGAGCAGTCAAGGCCATGGTAGTGATCACGGTCTGACTTAATATAGTCGTAGTACCATTGGCTAATGTCGTTGGAGTTTGCACCCCATAGGTAACCGTTGCACTGTTATTTAATGGTGCAGGGTTCGTGTATAGGTTTGTAGTGTAACACACTATACCATTCTGAGTCAAAACTAACTGAGGCTGAAAGAACACAGGAGCAGATATACCTCCCATCCCTGCATACAATGTACCACCTGATGTATTGACTAGTCTGAGCTCATATTGTAACTGCACGCTGTAGTCATACTGCTGTGAGTTATTCGAGCTGATATTGAACGGAGTGCTGTATACTCCCGTCACAGGATTGTAAATGTTCTGAGGGTCCTCGGTCTCAGTCCATCCTGCTATTGTTTGAGGGTTCTGAAATTCAGCGGCACCTGCAAAGAATGTACCTGTGTAGGTAGTAGGTCCTGCATTAGCCTTAACCGTATAATCAGCATAATCAAAGTTATCAGTATCCCCATTGTATGGAATGACCAACCTATCAAAGCGGTCATCAATTATGCTAGGCCAATTGTATTGAAATCCAGAGTCATTGAATATCCTGTCGAAGTAAGTCTTGGCAAACACTGCAGGCTTAAACTCCTGAGTGCTGTAGAACGCATCGCCTGAACCAGGAAGAAAATATTTGAATCCATCTACCACAGTGTTGGTAAATCTATTGACTACATTGAATGCATCGTATGTATGGTTGAGGTCACTTAGATCTATATCCGTTAGCTCAAGGTTGTTGATGGCTGTAAAGAAGTCAGCCTTGTTATCCTTGACCAATACCTCATACTCAACGTGGTGCTCATAGCCATCCGTTATCTGTACTTTCTTAACTGCTGTGAGTTGAAGACTTGCATCCTCCATGACAGGGATACCATCTTGAATGACAGCACAGGTAGTCACAGCGTTTACATTGAATGTGCCTGCTATGATGTTCACATCGTAGTAATGGTTGAGCAGGTCATTGTTATTCTTGCTCCCTACCAAGGTGATGGTCTTAGAAAAGTTACCTTTCCTCTGAGAGATATCTCGGATGTCTCCTACCTGGAAGTTAAGCGGGAATGCTGTTCCCTCTTTTACCTCAAGATAGCCTGTTGCTAATTGTATCTTAACCATTGACTGTATCGTTATTGGCTAGCTTAATTGTAATGCTTTGCTTAATCAAGTTCTTATTGCGTTGCTTAAATACCTCGTAGTTTGAGGTCACGATATTACAGCTCACATACTCAGTGCTTGCAGGGATGTCACAGCTCTCATCGTAGTTGCTAATCTTGAAGTATGTGTACGGTGAACTGACTAACTCAGTGAAGTACTTAGCCATGTCCTCAGTCATCCAATTGGTATTGATGTCGATGGTGTTATCTACACTCACATAGCTGTTGATGTACCCTCTATCTGTTTTGTCATAGGTCCATTCACTCGATTGGATGTAGCCTGCCACATCTTGATTGTACTGCTCACGTGTTACCGTTCCATTCTCGTAGTACCTACCTGTGAATGCAAAGCTACCCCATGAACCAAAGCGGTCAAGGAAGATAACGCTTATCTCTTGGTCCTGCACTCTACGATCTATGTTCACTCGGTAGCTCTGTGTAACCTGTGCACCTGCGTGCTCATAGTAGTAGGTGTAGAATTCAGTGGTAGGCTTAATCAATGGCAGTGTTCCTGCAATGGGAGTCAGTGTACCATAATTGTTTGGACCTACTGCGTTCCCTGTAATGAAGTCATTAGCTGTTAGTGTCTTTTCAAATAGCTCCCCTGCATCATTCTCAAATATAATCTTGTGAGTTCCTGCTCCTGTTAATCCATAGGCTGCGTTCATCCACAAGTCTTGGGATAAGGTAGCATAGAAGTTAGTCACAGGGATAGAGGTCAGAAAGCTATCTGTAGCACTATCTAGGTTGTAGTTGTTTTCATCCCATGCTGGCCACTCAGTCCAAGGTAGTGCACCATTAAACACATAGTTGTTCAGGTCAGTTACGATATCTCTTGTGATGGTTCTCCTCCCATCTGCATAGGTAATGTCCCCATCCTTGTTGATGTTTACAATCTGAGACCATAGGCTATTGACTACGATGTATGCAGGGTTAGCCACAAGCACAGTGAATAACCCCTCAAGGTTTGGGTTAGCTGTACCTGCTCCTGTCTGAGTGATGACAATCTGATCCCCAACAGCAAATGTGTTAGCTACGTTTATCTGCACCTTGCCTGCATAGGGAGCGGTCACATACTGAGTCAATGCAGCAGTGTAGGATGTAGTAGTTAGGTACTCTTCCCCTACCTTGACATCATACTTGTAGTAGCTATTAGGTGCAACATAGGATGTGTCGTTTGTTGGCTCCAGGTCAAAGCTTACCTTAGACTGCAAGAGCTTGCTTAGGTCAATCTCACCATAGCCTGTGCCATACATTGGCAGCACCCTGTACTCTGCTATCTTGGTAGCTGTTCCGCTAGCATAGATATCAAAGATATACTTGAAGCCTCCAAGGTTTTTGTTGGTCGAGTCATAGATGTACTTGACAGGATTGTACGCAGGAGTGAGTCGCTGAGGTGCAGCCTTTAATGTGATTGCCATACCTATATTATTCTAGATAGGCAAAGTGTTTCTAAAACGCGTAGTATGAATCATCAGTGTAGTACTCCTGTCGGATATGAGTGGTCGCATACCTGATTGCATCCATTGCATCATCCCACATCTTGACCGGTTCATCAGTGATCATGTCCCCTACTTTTTTCCACTTGTAGTTCTCATACTCTTTGCGGATAGCCTTGTCATCTTGGCAAAGCACACCAAACGTCTTGATGTTATCTATCCCTTTCTTTACTACCTTGTTTGCGTTCTGCACATCATACCCTGCATTGTTCAGCTCGGCTATAATCTCGGGGCGTGCATAGTCTGCTACAATGGTGACTGTCTTTTCAACGTTGAAGCTTTGCATCTTATCAATCAGCATAGGTGTAGTGAGGTAGCTCTCATAGATGACAGGCTCGATGTAGATGTCATTGTCACACCAATAGACTCGCATGAGTGCAGTGGGGTGATTGTATCCAAAGTCTAACCCATAGACGTAGTTCACGAACCTAGCAGGCCGATGGGGTATGAATGTCCAATTGCTGTAGATGTTACTCTTGCTGATTGCTTTCTCACCTAGAGCATAGATTTGATATAGTGCCTCATCCGTTCTCTTGAGGTCCTCTATCTGAGCCCTAATGCTTTGAGGTAGAAATGGGTTGTCCTT